CATTGAGCTATTATAGCTTATTGAAGTTTAAGTGTCAACGGCGTTCACGTGGAGCCGAAACGTGTATCTGACGTTCACGTGCTTCTTTGACTTTTTTTGTTTTGACCGGTTTATCCAAAATTACCATAAATCCAGGAAGGTTGTTTCCCGGAATATGGCTGGGTGCGTGATATTGAAAACTAAAATTTAAATCACTAAATGGTTTGGCAACAATATCTAACCCACCTGCTCGGGTAATACTGATATGTCCCAGCCAAGCTGGACTTTGTGTCACAATCTTGGTCATCATTTCACCGTATTCTTTAGCGTGTTTGCCTTGTGTCACATAGTTTAATGTACCTGTACCAACAATATACGTTAGAATATCGGCAGTGGCCTTGACTGGATCTTTCTTGAATGCTGGATAGCCAGCCTGTTTGGCTTCGCCTTTGCGTTTTGGTATTTGTATTTCTTCGGCGTATTTGTTAGCATCAGCAGGTAGTCCAATTGGATTTCCCCAGTTTCCGGCAACACTGATAGGATAGATAGCTCGTAGCATTTTGGTATAGTTTGCTGTACTGTTGTCTGTTACTCCACTGACCAATTGAGTCAATGATGTGTAGTCATTGAATGGTTGACCAAACACCTGTACTGCCATTTCGTACTCGGGAATTTTAGCGTGGGCGCCAGCTCGAATAATTTTGTCCACATTCTTTCCTGTATCTTTACCAGGTTTATAATGTTTGATTAATTCGTATAAAGTCTGTTGATCTTCGTCCGTTGCAATTTGTTGTTCAAAACTATCTAATAATCCAACAATACTGGCAAAGCTAGTTCCCGACCCAGTTAAACTTTTTACGCTGTATTTGTTTGCACCAACTACTACGTCAATCAAAGGAAAATTTCCGGCCGCCGGAAATTCAATTGTTTCATTGCCTTTGGCCAACAAGATCGGAGCAAGTACTTCGCCAAAGTCTTGGCTAATTTTCTTTTTAGCGTCGGCATTAAAATTTGCAAGATTTTCTGGACTCAATGTTTGCTTTAGTCCTTGTGCAACTTCAATCAATTCTAACAGTATATCCTTTAATGCAGGTCGATCTTTAGTTTTTACCACTACTGCAGATTGTGCGGCAGTTACCAATTGATCGCGACTGTAAACTTTGCCGGCTAGTCCCAGTACCGTGGGACTAAATTCTTTTTTAGCAACTGCGTAAGAAGCGTTTCCAGTGTCTATTTTTTGTTTTTTGTTTTGTATTGGTTCTTGACCAGGTGGTATGGCTTGTCCACCAAAGTCTCGGGTCTTTAAGAATTGTGCGGTATTCCAAACCTCACCTTCTGTGTCCTCGATACTGATTCTTCCATTGAATTGCCCGTTGGCTTTGAGTTCTTCGAATCTGTCAGCTTCGTCGGGATTTGCCACAACAGGAGTACCATCCACTAGATAAAACGGTTTGCCAGCACGTATATGTGCAATAAACATTTCAAAACGTTTATTAATCTGTGCAGCATTTAACATAGATTCCTCATCTAGTTGTGGAGTTTCAAGTAGGTCAATTAAGTTACGCATTCTGTATTTATCTGCGCTCTATATCTTCTTCTACGCAGGTTTGGCCGTACTGTATTTCTACCAGCTTGCAGGGTGCATCAAATGGATTTGTCAGCTGGTGCCACTCATTGACCAGTATGCTATACTGGTCGTGTTTTTTCAGTGTTTTTGCTGGCAATTCGTAGCCGTGTTCTGTCAACGAGTGTACTACGCATTGTCCTTCGCTCACGTGCCAGTGTTCTGCTCTTTTGCCATGACGTTGCATACTTAAAGTCTTGCCAGGCAACACAGTGAGTTCTTTGACTTTAGTACCGGCTACTTCGTGCAACACACGATAATAACCCCAGGTGCGTTCTGTTTTGGGTGCTTTCCATTCTTCAAGAATCCAACTGCTTGAATTGGCTTTGTTTTCCCCACCGATGCCAAACACAAACTCTATCCCAGGCACGTCCATTTCAGGTATGTTTTCTTGAGTGCGGTCACCGCCATTGGCAAACACAATGTCGGCTGTGGGATAGTGAGCACGAACCTGATGCAACAGGTGACAGGCTGTGCCGTCATCGTCATCAAAGGTATAAACTTCATCCACACTGGACAAATTGTTTAGGATACACAGTCGCTCAGTCCAGGGCATAAAGGCACGACCTTTTTTGCGTGTCAACCACTCGTCGCTGTTGATGCCCACAATCAACATATCGCCCAATTGGCGAGCTTCTTTAATCAGCTTGATATGCCCACTGTGTAAGGGATCAAATCCGCCGGACACTACTGCAATTCTTGTCATATTAATTTGTAATTCTATAATTTTCTTTGTCTAACCAACATACTAGTAAATCTTCAATTTTAGCATACCCGTATTTTTGTACACTATTAATAATAAAATCATTGACAAGATTTTTTTCAGCAAGATCGTGCCAGGTTGGATTTTCAGGCAATTTGGTGTTGGTGGCATATACTGCCGCATACAACCAAGGTGTATTTTGTTTACGATAAAAGTAAGCATCTCTACAGTCAAATCCACTTACTGCCAACATATAGATAAGATTTAATATATTAAAACTGTAATATTGATTACTATGAGTTTCTATTGTTATACGATTTCTGTGAACATACGTGGTTTGTGGCACAGCCAGCACCAGCATACCATTGGTATTCATTAGTCTGTGCCAATGTTTTAAACAGGCCAAAGGATTTTGAGCATATTGTAAACTGTCATGACTCCATACCAAATCAACTTTTTTAGGCAACACCACGGTTTCAAAATCAGCTTCTATGCAACTAAAATTGGGATTTTGTTCAATCATATGCTGATCAATCTTGTATATGTCTGTGTCTACCCCGTAGACTGTATAGTTGCGCGGCTCCGGTGGGTCGTCACGTGTTTCCAATGAAGCCCACCACTCGCTGTCAAGTCCGGCACCGCACCCCATATCGGCCACAGTTTTTAAACTGTCAAGGAAACTGTCATATCCGTAGATAAGATTTAATATTTCTAAACTATGCTCGTGGCTAGCGTATGCGTTTTTAAACAGGGCCATTTGTCAATATCTCCATTACTAATTTTTCTTTTAATTGTTTTAATCTTGGTTCCAGCTGAAGACAGGCTTCGGCTATTTCACGATCCGAACCCCATCCACGTTGTCTATTAAGATGATGAGCAAATTTGGCCACACTATCTTTTTCCAATTGTATGTTTATGGCATCGTGCCTGGGTTTGGCTTTGATGCATAAATTAAATTCTTCTATCAATTGATCGGCTCGAACTTTCCAATCGGTCATACTACAATATCTTCCATTCCGGCTGTGCGTAGTCGTACCACGTGTCCCAGCATAAAGTTCTTTGATTCAACACCTTTCATTACACCTAGCCATTTGTTACGCAGCAAGGCCACTTCATTGATCAAGGTTTCAAAATCAATCACTTCGTCTTCGCCATCCACATACTTTTCAGCATCTCTACTGGTCAAAGCACGTTGATATGCTTCCAGGTACTTTTGAAAATGTTTACGACGTATTTTACGCAGTTGTATGTTGAGAAATTCCAAGACTGCTTCAATTTCTTGTAGCTGATTAAAACGATGTTCACTTTGGCCGGGCAGGTCTGCTAGTTCTTTTTCTACACGACCTTGTATTTTGATGTCGGCCTTGGCCGCAATAAGCTCGCCTTCATAGTAGTTGATAAAGTCGGGCAAGGCCCCCAAGTCTGCTACGATTCTATTATAGAACATAAGTGTGTACCACTATCGCCTGTTTTGATGTAATTCCATTTTTTACAAAATTATCGCTACAATGTAATTGCTTTTCGTTCCAGTATACCACACTACCCATTTGCCACGGAACCACTTGCTCCACAGTCAAACACTCTAGATCATCGGTATTTAAATGACTCAGGTGCTGATCAAAGTATTCCAGTGCATTGTTTTGTTTTGGTGTTCTGTTTTGCATCCATTCTACTCGTTTCCACATTTTACGCACAGGATCAGCCGAGTCTACAAAAGTATCCAGCTCATTGAACGTAATGGTATGCACACGTTCAAATCCTTCAAACTGATTTTCTATACTGATTGGTATTAAAAATGCTTTGTACGGTTCTCCAACACTTTTGTAGTAATAGTCAGAATGCAATCGTTGAGGAATTTCTTCGTTGATAAGACCTCCAAACAACAACCTAATTGGCTCGTCAGTCAATTCTCGCAAACGACTGAACACTTTTTTATCAAACCACGAGTGTAAGATATGATCTTGTGTGATAGCAGTATGATATAGATGCTCGCGTGGTAACTGTGACAGTCGATCTAATAGAAATTCTACTTCCGTGCGACCAAAAACGTCAGTGACTATGCCGCTGTTACCAATCGCCATCTTCGTCTTCCGCATCCTCGTCGGGTTCATCGGCAGCGTATTCTTTGAGAGCCTTTTTTAACGTGTTGTCAGCAGTACCAAACTCTTTGAGTTCTTGATCGCTTAACATATCAACGACCACACTCATTAGATTGTCGGCAGCTTCCTGGCGATCTTTGCTGGGAATATATTGTTTTAAAATAGTGTATGTTTCAATTAGAACTTCTACATCGATGCTCATTCTACTGTTTCCTCTTTTTTAGACTTCTTTGGTTTGTCTTCAACAATGGCTGCCACCTCAGCGTCAAGATCATCCACATCAGCCTGTTTTTGGTGCGGGTTAGCAACAAAGTCGGCCATGGCACGATCGAGCGAACCATTTTCATTGCGTTCCCAGGCCTTACGGAACTGTTTGATAATTTCACCAGTGGCCATTGTATAAACCAAACTGTTGCCTTCTTTCTTCAGTAGGTCTTTGCCTTCAAACAGATCCACTAGACCTGAGTACGGATTCATACCTTCTTCATAAGGAATCTTGACCTGTACACTTTCAAAAGGTTTGGCATAGCGTGTTTTCATGATCTTACAAGCGGCACGGATACCTTTGACTTCTGAGATCTTGTTGCCATCTTCATCTTCTTTTAGTTTTAACTTACGCATTGCCACAACGATAGAGGAAGCGTAGATAAAACCCTGTCCACCGCTGATTTTGTCATCAGGATCAAACATATCCTGTGATGCGTATGTGTGTGCTGTTGTTACTAGACCGATGTTCAAGCTACCAAACATATTGACACAGTTACGAACCAGTGCGGCAAGTGCTTTAGGCTTACGACCCATATCGCCCTTCATATCGCCCGCTTCAAATTGATTAACATCGGTTGGTGTTAGCAACATACCCAACGAGTCAACCACAAACAACACTTTAGGACGCTCTAGTTCAGGAAGTGTTTTGTATTCTTTAACAAACTCGCTGATCATTTTGCCCACATCGTCGATCATAGCCATATTTAGTTTAAGAAGTTTGTCTTCGCTAGTGTCAACATTGAGTGCGTGTAACCATTTTTCATCAAGTGCGTTTTCGCTATCTACTAGGATAACATAAATGCCTTGCTTTTGTGCATTAGCCACCAGGTTACCTGAACAGATAAAACTTTTACCTGCGCCAGATTCTCCCGCAAACACAGTAACTTTACCTAGCGGAACACCTTTGTTAAAGTCTCCCGAGATAAGATAGTTCAATGCGTAGTTGTTTGTTGAGATCCAGTCTGTGGGATCTGTAAAGCCGACGCTGATGCCGTCGATGCTTTTTGTAATGCTCTTGCGAAATTTACTTACGTCAAATGGTTTAGCCATGATGATTTTCCTTGATAAAATGATAAAAACTTTTGAATACTGCTTGACTAATTATACCTCTACGCTGATCCAGTT